ATCAAAAGATTCACCCATAAATCTTTTTATGGAGTATACTGTTTTTGTTGGGTTTGTTACCGCTTGTCTTTTTGCGGGATCACCAACTTTTCTTTCTCCGTCTTTAATAAATGCAACAATTGATGGAGTTGTTCTTTTTCCTTCACTGTTTGGAATGATAACGGCCTCATTCCCTTCCATTACGGCAACACACGAATTTGTGGTTCCTAAATCAATTCCTAGAATTTTTTTCATAGTTTAATATAATTTATTTTAAGTTTATTTATAAGTTTGTTCTTTTTGTATTGTATAAGTCATACCCCCACCTGTGTCTCTTGTCCAATGATCATCATTGTCATCGACTTCTCCTTCTTGGACTAATTCCAAAGCCTCTTCTTCAGATTCTGCTTCTACGGTGTAAGTCACATACTCAACCAATTCTGTTTTTCCAATTACTGTAAATGTTTTCATAATATTATTTTATTTGTTTATTTTTTTAGTGCATTGTCAATCACTATGCCAAACATAGTTTTATGTAGAAAAAATGACATTTTGTCAGTAGTTAAGAAAAATATCTGTCAATAATTACTACTCTGTGATTTCAGGTTCGTCTGACTCATCAAGTGTAATTTCTCCTGTTCCTGATAAAATTGCGTTCCAATAACTTGAGTATTGTTTCTTATATATTTCAAGAGCTTCTTTCGTATCTTCTATATATCCTTGTGGGACTGCGATGATTTTCCCATCTTTATAAGCAATCCCATTTACGTGATTTTTTAATATAGAAACTTTCGTTCTAACGGCATAGGAAACGGTTCTACCATTTTTTGTTGCGGTTATATGGTTAATCCCTGAACTTTTTTGGTTACCAAAAAGGAATACAAGAGAGGATGCCAACCAAATTGCTTCTCCACCCTTACTCTTAATGGTTGGCTGACCGAAGGGATTATCTGGAAGTTCCACCCAAGGTTGTGCGATTATAACCAATGTATTGTGATATGGATAATCCTCTTTTTTTGATTTAGTTATTCTCGAGTGAATACCCATACCTATTTTATCTGCCAAAGTAGAGGCATTATGCATTTTCCCACCTTTTCCTTCAAAAGTCATCTTACAAGGAATTGACCCAATTCGAGAACTTGATTAATAAAGTCAGTTGCCTGTTCAATATAATCAAAACTATCATTAAAAATAAAATCCCCATCCCATTCACCATCAGAATTTTTCGTTGCTTGTAATCCTAATTCAATAGCGTGTTCCCAGGACCATTTACGCTCAGTTATTATGAACACAGGTAAATGTCCTTTTCTTTGTGCGTCCGCAGCGGCCAATATCATAGCTGTTGTTTTTCCAGCATTTGAATGCCCTAACATCATATTTATACCCCCCATTACAGGTCCTGGTATACCACAAGCATTAAAAAACGCTTCACCACAATTATAAAAATCTGTTTCTTTGTATTTTGTTTTAGTTGAAAACTTGTCTTTGATATTGTCTAACGAAAATTCTTTCTTTTTGATTGCCATATTAATATTGGTTTGTTCTGTTGTTATTCTGATTTTTTTCTTTGTTGTCAATTGTGTAGTATAAGAAAACGGGTCGATCTTCTACTTCTGTCAATGTTATATACATAATACCATTTTCACTATAATATTTCCATTCTGTATCTGATACAATAACATATTTTCCATTATAATCTTCAACGAGCCAATTAAGAATTCCCCTTGTCTGAGGAACCATCATACAACTATAACAAATCCCTTCATTGTTAATATAATAGAATGTATAAACATTTTCATCACCAGTATATAGGTATTTAACACCGTCTTTGGTGTAATCTGTTTTAATATTTTTACTCTTAAATTCTGTTTTGATTTGTTGTTCAGTAAAGTTTACCCTCGCTTGAGCAAAAGTTATAAAAGGTAGAACGAATAGTGCGATTGTTAATAAGATTTTTTTCATTTTTTTTTGTTTTTAGTTATCCTTGAATTTGAATAGTATATTTTGAGGTATCGAACTGAGCTTCTACCAATCGTTTAGCTTCTGTGTATCCTGCGGCTTGAACCGAAGTCCTAATTGATTGACCTGATACTCCTGGTTTCGGGGTTAATGTTACTTTGTAAGTTTTCATAATATTTTTGTTATAATAATAAGAACCTCAATTTGCAATCTATCCTCAGCTGTCGGCACGGATACCCTTACCAAGCCTTATGGTGTATCTTACCTCAATTTGCAATCTATCCTCAGCCCATCGTCCGATAAGTTCCTGAGCATCAAGATCCTCAAGAGAAAAAAATGAAGAAATTTTATCAATAAATTTATAATAAATCCATAAAGTTTTATTTTTTTTATATCCTAATGCTCCAAATTCTTCATCTGGTTTTTTAAAAACAATTCCATCAAAATATTTTGCTTTATATTTTTCAATTCCTTCAAATTCCTTATCCAAAAATGGAAATGCAATTTTATCAATCTGATTTTTAGATATTTTATATTTCATAGTTATAAATATACAAAAAAAATAAACTCCCAACTTTTGGTCAGGAGTTTATTTAATTCATTCAATTATTAGAATGGAAGATCTTCATCTGGATCAGCATCTGCCTGAGGGTCAGAGTATCCACCCCCACCCATAGTTGTGGAAGAAGAGGATGAATTTCCGTAGACATACTTTCCAAGATCTGAATCCCACCTTGGGGTTTCTCCACGAGCAATTGCTTCGAGGTATTCAGTTGGCTTCTTGGAGTAAACATCATTCCAAGTGAGTTCATCTTTTACCCAAGATTCCATTGTCTCATCATCTGTGTGAACAGGAGTTGGGTCGTCATACATTACGGTTTGGATGATTGTATATTCCTTACCTTTTGGTGTCTTTGCTTTTGCTAGCTCGATAATCAAGTCACGACCATTTGCTGGGTCAGTAATATCACCTTTTGCTCTCCAAATTGGAATGATCTTATCCAATACTCCTTCGTTCTTGTAGTTGTGTTTGAAACGCCATTCGTTCAATGGTGAACGCTCGTTGTCATTTTTACCAGGATCATAAAGTTTAACCCATTTTCCGTCAACCTGAACTTCGTGATACCACACTTCTTTGAATGGTGATGATCCGTCAGGGGTGGGTAGGATTCTAACCCTTTTTTGTGCAGACTTTTGATTTTGTGGAAGAATTGCTGCGAAATACTTCTTCATTCTCTCATCCTGAGACATCTTTGATGTTGTGGATGATCCTTTTTGTGATTTTTCGTTCTGTTCGAGTTCGGAGTCTAATGTTGTCGCCATAATTGATAGGATTTTAAGACAGGTTTATTTATTTATTAAGTTATGTCAGAAATATAATAATTTAATTTAGATAGTCAAAGATCGGTATAAAATAAATAAGGGGGTAATACTTGTCCGCCCCCTTATTTAGCACTTATTGTGAGATAGTATTATCTTAAAGAATTGTAAGGAAATTTAACAGTATCATCAAACTCGTTAAAAGTATTTTTAATTTCATTTGGTGAAAAATCTTCAACCTCATCGGTGGTTAATATATATTCATTTTTTCCTGACTTTTCAAAATCATCTTGTTTATCATTAAAAAAATCGGATAATTTTTGATTGAATGGTCCTGAATCTAAACTTCTGAGTTCAAGTTTTTCTTGTGCCGTTCTTGGTCTGTATTTTTCAACTTTTTGTTCAAGGGTATTCAATAAAGAAACTATTTTATCCATTTCACCGAGTTTTGATTCTAGACCCTCAATATGTGAAAATAGTTTATCGAAATATTCTTGTTGTTTTGTTTCAACATTTTTTTGTGAATTTACTAAATCAGTAATATCTAATTCTTCCGATCCACCTTCTGTTGTTGTTTCTTCTGATTCTCCCGCAGGAGGTACATCACCGGCAGGGGGTGGTGGTAACTCTTCACCAGGAAGAGGTGGTACTTCTTGTTCTGATATATATTTGTTAATTGAGTTATATCTTTTCAACTCATCCATTATTTTTTTGTCTATACTCATTTTTTTTTAGCCGTTTAACAATTGTTTAACACCCTGTGGGGTTTCTACTCTTACTTTTCTTGACATATTAACTGAATTATCAAATCTCTCAATTAGTCCGTCTTTCATTCTAACGACATAACAATCGCCAGTGTCCAAATCACATACCTGTTTATTTCCGTCACCCATATCCTTTTCAGAATATCTGACATTTTTTCCAAGATAGTTGTTTAAAGTTTCGCTTAAATTCATTTGTTTTTTCTTTATAAATATCTAATCGTTTATAAAATATTATAATTTGGCCGTTATTATTACAGATTTAATCAACCGCTAATACTTTTATTAAGGAGTTGGGGGTGGGACTGGTGGTGAAGGATTAATTAAATCAGAAGTCCAAAGATTTTGTGATTGTCCTTTTTGAAACGCTTGTTGTACTCTTTTTAATAATTCATCGTATTGTGGTCTATCTTGTTGTTTGATTGTTTGATTTCCTGGTCTATTAGAC